AATCACATCATATAATACCCAGATCGTTTGGCGGATGTAATGAACCTTGGAACCTTGTCCGTTTGACTCTTCGTGAGCATCGATTAGCTCATCTGTTACTATGGAAAATCTATGGAGAGAATCAAATCTTTTCTGTAGAGTGCTTTTACGACCATACCCGATTCCGATTCTTTCCCTTAAAGACTATGCCTCGATTCGTTAGGAGAGCAATAGCCTTGAGAAAGGCAGAATTGAATCGTACTAAATACTGACATGAATGTGCTGATACATTCTAAACAAATTTAAACCTGGAGTTCTCACCTAGTTTGCTTTTTTGTTTTGTCTATGTGAAGGGGTTCCCATAGATTAGTCTACTATAATGTTAAGTTAAAAACATGAAGCCTTTAATAGAGTTGATGCTATTAAAGGCTTTCGTGTATCAGATAGTATGGTCTGCTTTGAACTTCATCCGCTGAGG